GGGCGCTTGAGTTCCAATTGGCTTAATTCCTAGATCTTCCCGCTCGCCAGCTCGGAAATCTTTTCCAGCCTGGCTTCCAAAGAAACTGGACATTGGCGTATTCCTAAACGCATAGCCAGCAAGCTGTCCGCTGATGTCCCGCTCGCCAGCCCTGAATTGAATTCCAGCTTGCGTTTGGGCAAATGATGCTGGGGACGCAAGATTGGCAGTTGAAAATGGCGCAAGGCCAGTGTAAAGGCCTTTAATGCCAGCTTCTAGGCTGGTTCCCTTTGCATTGGCCGCAGCGTCTGCAACAGTAATTGCCTTCCTTCTGTCCATAATATCTGGATTGTTAATACTTCTAAATGAATTAATTGTCTCTTGCAGACCACCAAGTCCAATTTCCGTTGGGTCAGTTATTTGCTTAGTTGCGTCTGGGCCTTCAGTCGTAGCTTGTTCGTGTCCCTCGGCAAGAATAAATTCAGAATCTTGCTGGTAACTGTATTCTCCACCGCTTGTGTTAGTTGGTGTTCTTTGTGTGTACAAAGATTTAAAATCTTTGTATTTTAGTCCTTCTCTCTTTGAGAACGGATCGTACCCAGGCTCGTAGGTAATCCATTCGCCGTTAACCTGGGCCCGCACAACAAACTTTCCGTTGCCTAGATCGAACAAATACCCTAAAACTGCTTCTTCCCCAGCAGAATTTTCACCAATAATATTTACTGGCGCAACGCCAACAACTTGCTTAGACGTAGGGTCATAGTAAGAAAGAACGTCTTTCCTGTTTTCATTGACTGCTGGACCATACTGCCAGCGTCCGCTTGCGTCAATCGCACCAGACAAGACCTTCCCACCTTCTGCGATTTCATTATAAATTGCAGATGAGTTAGAAACAAGGCCAAGCATTTCTTGGAATGTGCTGGCAAGAACACCAACAGCCTTGTTGTAATCCATGGCAAAAGGATTTGCCAAATCAAACGCACTCATCTCGGTAAAGTCAACAGTTTTGCCGCTTCGCGCTTCAATCAATGCGTTCAACGTGTTTTTGTGAATTTCCATTTCTGTTGCTGGAATAGAATCTCCAAGGCGCTTGATGATGTCTTGGTACCTTCCAATCGCCTGATCAATGGCAGTAACGGCAGCCTTTGGATTCGATCCAGCCGACCCGACCTGGTCCATCCAGTCTGAAAAGATAATTGCTGCGTCGTCAACTAGCGTGTTGCGTCCATAATTTTTGCTAATGTTGTTGAGAATCTTATAATCTGCAGTTTGCCCAGCTGCCTTAGCAGCGTTCATGATTGAGTTTCCGCTTCCAAACATAAACTCCATTAGTCGGTTTTCAGACATAAACTGCTCGCTTGAACGAACAGTTGGAGATGCGTTTGAATAAAACCTTTGAACGTCAATTTGGTTTTGCATGAACTGTGAAACATCCGAATAGTTTGACCCAAGCGTTTGGTTTACCAGTTTTAAGAATTCTGCAGACTTGGTGTTTAGCTGGGTGTATCGCTGGGCAGCTGCTTCGGCAGCGTACTTTTTCCCAATGTCGGAAAGCTTCCCGTCTGCTACGGCAAGCTGTCGCTGCGCCTCCATGGCGGCATCAATCCCTTCGGTGACGTTGCCCTTGTCGTCAACAGTAGCAAGGCCTTCGGCCTGCATTTCAGCAATCGTTCCCTTAACCCACTGCCTAAACAGCCTAAGCTGGTTTTCGTACGCCTTCGCACCCTTAGCGCCTGCAGTAGCTAACGCCGTATTTTGAATGTCAAATTCTGCTTTGTACTTTGCGCTTACAAATATCGTGTTGAGCTGTCTATACTCTCCAGAGGTCGTAGAGTACTCGTTAATAATAACTTTCTTCTGTCGGTCAAACTCTTCTGAGGACATCCCTCCGCCCTCGTACAAAAGACCAATATTGTTTGACAATGTTCCCAATGCGGTAAACATTTTACCCTTGGCTTCTTCTGCCAAATTGGGGCTTTCTGCACTATCCGCTTGGCCTTTTAGGAATCCGACGTACTCCATCACGGCTTCAACGCTAGTCGGGTTCGCGTCAATAGCTCGAAGCAAGGAATCTTCCACTCTGGCAGATTCAACTTTTCGAACCTGAGAAATTGTAGCGGCAATATTATCCCTATCGGATTGAGTTACCCACGAATTGCCCAGATACCCTTGAAGCGCAGAAAGGACCTCATCAAGCGTTGGAACCCCTCCGCCTCTCCAGTCTGTTTGATTGGTATATGCGTCAACAATGCCGTTAACTTCCCTTGACATCTGTTGTCGCATAATGTCAAAAACAAGCTGAGATAGGTTAGAACCTCCAGTTCCGCCCCGTGCAAATCTACCTTTTCGTGCCATTAGACGTTCTCCTCAGTTGCTAGTTGCGGTTCGGCCATAGCGACTCCTGGCTGGGCGTTTCCTGGGACCGATTCCGCTGGCGGATTACCTTGCTGCTCTGGCGAATTCATTGCCTCAGTGCCAGCAGCTGGCGGGTTAAGGGTTCGTGAAGCGTTCATACTTTGGGCAGCCGCGCCCTCTTGGCCAGGGACTGCTACCCCAAGTTGGCGGAAAATTGCAATAAGATTTCCCATTGTAAGAACCGAAGCTGGGTTGAGCGTGGCGTCTGTCTGCTCTTCGCGGATGACGTCTTTCTCGCCCTCTGGATCCTCAACGCCAACGCGATCCATTGCGCGCTCCGAGCTCCAGATGCGGTTCTGCACAAGGTTGATTGCGGTTTGAGCCAACTCGAGCGTGTCTCGTGGGGTAAGCTCAGGCGGAACAATATCAATTCGGTATTCTCCGCCAAAAATAAATTCGACATCTCGGTCTTTAGACGACCAAAGTTTTCCAGTCATCTCCCACACCTGTTTAAGCCATGTGTAGAGAATTTTTCGCTTTGGCGCAAGACGAGCTTCGTAGTTTGCTACAAGTGACGCAATAGCTCGGGATGATCCGAGCACGCTCGTTGGAGCAAGTCCAAGCAACAAGTCGTTCAAACCAGTAACGACCGCAATTTCGCGGTCAATACGTCGGTTGTAATCCTCCACTTGGAACTGTGGAATAAATGGCGTAATGTTTCGGATTTCGTTGCCAGGCCCAGGTGTTGCGATACGGTTCGGTTTCGGAATTGCGTTTGGTGGTACCTCGTCAGGCGCCTCTGCGCCGACAAGCTGCCACATCTGCCCGCCAACGGTTGAGTGGATCATCTGGGCCTGAGCGCTCATACGCTCGTCCTTCTCGCGGAGCAACTGCTCCACGTCGTAGAGCTCTGGCTTGCCGTACGGGCTGCCAGGGATGCGCTGGTTGATGAGCGGAATGTACGGGATCATGCCCTCGTACTCTGGGTGCTCTTCGTTCTTGACCATTGTGTTGCCAACAAAGATAGAGTTGCACACAATCGGCGGCTTTCCTGGCTCGGTCGGCTTCTTGTACCAGTAGTCATAGACTTCAACCTGCTGGAGCTCATACTGCGAACGGTTGCGCTGTGGGTTCTTCTCCAAGTTGTTGCGGTACACGCTTGCCAGCGGGTCGTCGTGCGTTGAGGATGTCGTGTACAGGAAGGTCGACGTGCCGTGATGAACTGGCACTACGTCAATGCCGAACTCCTCCTTGGCCGCCTGCGGCGATAGGCCGTAGACGTAGAGCGACCAGTCAATGCGTCGGAAGTCTGACGACCCGTACCCAAGGTATAGATTCTCTGGCGACTCAACAATGGAGACGCGAGGAATCTCAAGGTATGGATCCCAGTAGATCTTTGCTGCAGTGTGTCCGTAAAGGGACTTCAACGTACAAGCGTCCTCGAGCAAGAGGTCAAAATCATTTTCCTCCCACCAACGGAAGAAGAGCCGCTCACGCTCGGATGCGAGCGTACGCGACTCTGGGTCGGTGTTTGATGGGACGTAGTTAATGACTGGTCGAACAGCCTGCAGCGACGCAGGGATGTTGACATACGCGGGGTGCACGTTGACCGAGATGTGGGCGCGGCCAGCAAGGCGTGCGCTTGGATCTTCTGGCCAGTGGTCTGCACCGCCGAGCGTCATCGTCGTTGGGTGATAGAGATTGTCAAAGCGTCGGAACATCGAGCGCAGGCGTGCCTGCTCGGACTCCATGTCCGTACGACGCATGAGCATCTGCTGGAACAACTTGACTTCGTCGACCGCCTCTGGGTCGAGGTTCATCAACTTCGCCTTGGTACGGACCATGTTGATTGCGGTCTCGTACTGCTCTGGGAGTTTGGCAGGAGCAGGCGCCTTCCTCTCAGTGACAGGGTCCTTGATGTCCGTGCCGAGCAACGGAATGTTAAGATCTGTAAACTTTACGCTGGTCTTGATTGCGCCACCACGGCGTACGCGCTGGTTCCTTGTCCCGCGAGGGGCCCTAGAAGTCCCGCCATTAGGCGTAGCAGGCTCGCTAAGCGACGTTACGAGCGGCTTGCCACCTCCAAGGGGTTCAAAGAGTTGCTGGCCCTTAGAAATGCGTTTTGCCTTGTCGTAGGCCTTGCCGATGGACTCAATCTGGGCAGGCGGCGCTACGGCGGGGTCGGTAGTGTATTGCCCAGGAATTCCCTTGGTATCCTGGAACGCACGTGGGATGCGACGAATCTTTGCCATTAATCAACTGCTCCGTAGTAGGAGAAGGTTGGGTTTTCTACTGCCTTCTCGGGATTCCTCAATGCGTGACGCACAGCAAGTGCGAGCGCCATGACTGCGTCTGTTTCCAGCTTCTTGTCATTGAGCTTGTACGCTAGGAGTTGCTTGCGCATCTCCATCCACGGGCCCACACGCGGGAACGCGATCTGGCCCTTGTCGATAATTGACTTGAGATCATGTAGCATCTCAAGCTTCTTCGCCTTTGTTCCCCCGAAGTCCACCCCGCGAATCGGGCGGATCACGTTAAATTCTTGTTGGAACAACCGACCGCCCAGACCAGTGGAGTCAACGACGGTGGTGCAGAACGAGCGATCCTGATTATACAGTAGGTGGCTCTCCCTCACCATATTAACAACGGCAGGGATAGTTTGCTTCCCTCCTCGTCGTCGAGCTCGGACGCCGCGTAGATTTTGGCGATCTGAATAGTCAACCGTGACAGCCCACGTCGAGTCGGCAGCAATACCAGGGTCGACTCCTTGCACGTACCGTCGTCCGACAGCTGGCGCAACGTCATCGGTAAGATCATCTCTGAAACACTTGTCCACTGCGATTGCCGAGAAGAAAGACTCTCTAGCCTCAATGAACTCTCCATCAATGTTCTGCGGGATAAGGTACGCATCCTGCTGGCGTAGGATAGCATCAAATGTATCGGCTGACAAGCCGTACCCGACGTTATCCCTTGTCGATAGCCTGAAGCTCCTGAACTGCGGGTCCCTCATCGGGTTGTTCGGGTCTCCCCGATCCCACAGGTCCGCGTAGAAGTTCTGACCCTCCGTTGGCGTTCCGATGAAGTGTAAGGGCCCGCCAGTAGAGAGCCGCCGTAGGTTCAGCACCTCTTGGTAGATCAAGTCCAGATAGGGCTCGAACGCTGCCTCGTCGAAGGAAATTCCGTGCATGTCTTTCCCAAGCAGCGCTTTGGCCTTGTCTTGCGTTGTTCGGAAGTGAATGTTTGCCCCGCCGAACGTTGGGTGAATCTTGATCCACGGATACTCCCCTCGGTACTTCTTGTCGTATGTTGCAATTGCCCCAATCTCCTTCGTGAGCGGGCAACCGTTCCCCTTCTGGGCTGGATGGATACCCTCGAGCATAATCGAGAGCTCCCTGTAAACTAGTTCTGCTGTCTCCTGCTGGATGCCGATATGATACCACTCATACGGCTGACTCATCCAACGTCGAGCGTCGTTGTCAGATCCGTCGGGGGATTTAGACCCGAGCTTGTAGAAGGCATGATGAAAACAGATGACCGCCATCGCCAGCGTTTTCCCCGCACGATTTCCAGCGGAGACGACGGTCGTGAGGTATCTCGGTCTCCACCCAGATTCATCTCGCTCTGCACAGGCTTTCCACCATTCGACCTGTCCAGGGTTTCCCTGGATGCCAAGCCACCTGCGAGCAAAGAACTCGACGTCAGCGCGGCCGAGAGCCAAATCGTGTGCAATAGATCCTTGCGTGAGGTCAACTCGCAACCCTCTTGTCCTTCCCCTTATTTCGTGCGCTGATCGCACGCGCCTTCGCCTTCGCGTCAGCCTTGCTGCTTGCTCCCCACGCCTGAAGGCTTAGGAGGAGTCTTGTCGGTCGGCCCTTTTCGTCTCGCTCTGGACCAGGCATTCCGCCCATCCGAGCAAGGAACGAGGCCCTTCGCGGGTTGTCCCCGCTTTTAACTGGGGCCTTTAACGTTCCGCCAGTCTGCGCCTTGTACGATGCTCGGCCAGCTGCGTTGAGCCCGCCGCCAGGATTCTGGCCAGCCTTGCGCTGCCATGCTGGAGTCTTTGGCATTACTTCGCCTTCTTGGCCGTCTTGGCCGACTCCTTAAAATCCTTGGCGCTAGGTGCACCCTTGGAACCTGGCTTGCGCATCTTCTCGCCCGACCCAGCAGCAATACGCTCGCGCTTGGCGTTGATGTTGGCGTAGAGACCTGGCTTGCCTGGCATTACTTATTCTTTCCCTTGCCCTTGACAGACTTTCCAGTTTTCTTGGCGTAGGCCTCAGCGGCTTTCTTGCCAGCTTCTGTGTATGCGAATTCCTTCTTCCCTACCTTTGGCATTATCGTGCTCCTCTCGTAAGCTTCGGTCGGAATTTAGCTGGCTTGCTCTTTGGCGTGCCAGTTGGTTTTGGCGGCCCCATCTTTGACCCAGGCACTGGTGTGTCTGGGCTGTCGTAATAAGGATTCTGAACAAACGCTGGCGCCTCATAAAGAGGACCCTCTACTGGACTTGGCTTTCGCCTTGACGGGCGCTCAGTAGGCAAACCTGCCTGCGGCGTCTTAGTCATGCCAAACTTGCCAGACTGCATGTCCTTAAAAAAGTCCATCATTTCCTTGGCAATACCGCCACCAAGGCCAATGTCTGCCTTGCGGCCAAACGATGCTCGGCCAAACCCACGCTTGAATCCAGCCTTGCCGTACCCTGGTCCTCCAAATCGGGTTCCGCCGAATGTACCGCGCTTAGCCATTTTTCTTAAACCTCTTCCTTCGCCTGAACGATGGGTTGTCTGTTTTCATTCCAAGTTTCATAATGCCAAATTCTTTTGCAGAAACTCCCTTTGGAAGGGACCCCTGTGCCTTAATGCCAGATCCTTTTACCTTGCCTCCAGCGGCCAGGAACGACTCATAGGCCTTAGATCCGACTGCTGGACCCCCGCGAAATGCGGCGTTGCCCGTGGCCTTAACGGAAAAGTCCCGCTTTTTCCCTTTTTCAACAATGGTTACGGTACCCCCAGCAGTTCGAGCCTTCTCTACAAGCTTTGCGTATTTATCTGCAGTGCCCTGTCGGATCTGTACCTCGGACTTAAAGCCGCGCTTTGCGCTACCTACAAGCCATTTAAGATCTTCTTTACCCATTAAATGTAAAACTGCTTGTCAGCAGCCGCCTTCTCCTCTGGGGACTTTTCCTTCACACCGAACGCGGTGTTCTTAGGATCGAGGTACTTCACAAGGATCTGGAGACCCGAGGCAAGACCCGCCGAGATAATCGTGCGGAAGTCGCCACCAGAAATGTCTAGAAGCGGGATGCCAAGACCAAGGGCCACTGAGATTGAAACCGTCACAAATGTGCGGAGGAACTCAACGAGGGCCTCATCGATGCCAGTGTTGTCCTTGATGTCTTTAATCCATGCCTTAAAATCTGCGTACATGTTTACTCCTACTTCCATTCCACGATGACGACGTGCTTGTGTGCAGCGCCACCCGTGATCTTCTTCTTGCTCGCAGCAATTTGCTTGAGCTGCTCTTCGGTCACAACGACCCCGAACTTCTCCTTGCCCTTGCCTGAGCGCGTGGGGCAGGCCCACTGCCATCCGTCAACGGCGTCCCATGCGGCAGCGGTCATGTGGCCGTAGCCCTGGGAAATGTGCTTCTTGTCCTTCTTGAGCCAGTAGTTCTGCCACTTCTTGTGCCACTCACTGATCTCTACTGCAGGATAATCAACGGCTTGCTGGACCCAAACAAGAAGGCCCGCTCCACGATGGGCCGAGAGGACGACGTCGTCCCACGACTTGGCGTAGCGAGCCTTCGCCCCCAGTTCCTTGGCCGTCTTAATAAGATCGCCGAGCGACGAGCCGTTGTCGGACACGCCCTCCTTCTCCACGAATCCAGTCGCCTTCGCCTTGGCCTTGATGCCATCCCCAGCAGACGGATCAACCACATACT